ATTCAAGAAGGAGAGAAGATCAAGTTTCTACACCTGCGTACCCCAAACAAAATCAATGAGAATGTAATCTCATTCCTCAATACGTTCCCAACCGAACTGGAGTTGGGAAAGAGTATCAACTTCGATACTCAATTCCAGAAAGCCTTCCTTGATCCTTTACAGATCATTCTTGACGTGATAGGATGGAAGACGGAGAAAGTGTCCAATCTTGAGTTTTTATTTGCATGAATTTTCTACAGGAAGTTGTTAAAGAAATTGGTAATGATTATGCAGGACTCCTATCGGAAGGATCGGTCGGTGACATTGGTGGATATGTGGACAGCGGTTCTTACATTTTCAATGCCCTGGTTAGCGGTTCTATTTTTGGGGGGATACCTTCCAACAAAATCACTGCCATCGCTGGAGAATCCTCCACAGGTAAGACATTCTTCTGCCTGGGCATGGTACAAAGTTTCCTTGCCAATGACCCAGAGGCAGGGGTAATCTATTTTGAGAGTGAGTCTGCAATCTCAAAAGGAATGATCGAGGAACGTGGTATTGACAGCAGTCGTATGATGCTGGTCCCTGTCACCACTGTCCAGGAGTTCCGCACCCAAGCAATCAAGATCCTTGATAAGTATCTTGAGCAAAAGAAAGAGGATCGCAAACCTCTGATGTTTGTCTTGGACTCTCTCGGTATGCTTTCTACCACTAAAGAACTGAAAGATTCTGCTGATGGTAGCGAGACCAAAGACATGACTCGTGCTCAGGTTGTCAAGGCAATCTTCCGAGTGCTGACTCTTAAGTTGGGTAAGGCAGGTGTTCCTCTGGTTGTGACTAACCACACCTATGATGTTGTTGGTGCTTACGTTCCCACCAAAGAGATGGGTGGTGGTAGCGGTTTGAAATATGCTGCTAGTACAATCATTTATCTTTCTAAGTCGAAGGAGCGTGACAGCAACAAGGAGATTGTTGGCAACATCATCAAAGCAACTGCAGCGAAGTCCCGTCTCACTAAGGAAAACTCTAAGGTAGAAACGAGGTTGTTCTATGACGCAAGGGGACTTGATAAGTATTATGGATTACTGGAGTTGGGTTAGAAGTACGGAGTATTCACCCGCAAGGGGAATCGTATCGTTGTTGACGAATCCTCTGTTTATCCTTCTGTTATTCTGGCTAATCCCGAGAAATACTTCACCCCCGAAGTGATGGAGAAACTTGACTGGGCAGCAAGTCAGGAGTTTAAGTATGGTGCTGAGGGATGAAAACAGATCTATTCCCCTCCACTCTTTCTAAGTATTATCTGGAGTATGACGAGGAGCAAAAGCAATCTATTCTGGACTTATATGCTAAGCATAAGTTTGAAGTAGATAAACCTTTTATCTTCGCTAACGATGAAGTCAGAGAGTTGTTAAGTAATTACTCTGAGATCATCGTTGATCATCTAGATAGTATGTCTCATAATGGGAGTGCAACAATAACAGATGTACGTTTGGTTGTTCTTGGTCCTGGTGATAGCGTTGATAGAGATTGTCACCTTCCTGGGCATTATACTGCGGTCCATTACATAAAATATGAAGAAGGTCAGCACAATGCTGACATCTACTTCAATCCCTCCTATGATGTGCTAAGATTCTTAGGGAGGAACACTGACCTAGTTGCAGGTCTCTGGGTCAAAGAGGGTGATGTTATCATCTATCCTTCCTACCTACATACATCTTCTCCAAAGAATACTTCTAAGGAGGAGAGAATCACCTTGATGTTTACCTTTGTTGTCGATGAGCGTAGAGAACCTAGTCCTGAAGAATCTCCTGAATGATGAGGAGTATGTAAGGAAGACTCTACCTTTCATCAAGTCGGAGTATTTTGCTGACTCTGGAGAGAGAAACCTCTTCCAGATCATATCGAAGTATTTTTCTGATTACAATGTATCCCCCTCTAAAGAGGCACTGGAGATTGAAGCAGGCAATCTCTCGAACATCTCCGATGATCAGTACAAGGGATTGCTTGAGTACATTAAAAACATCGATGACGAAAAATCTGATCTGCAATGGGCACTAGACACCACAGAGAAGTGGTGCAAGGAGAGGGCAATCTACCTTGCTCTCATGGAGTCCATCAAGATTGCAGATGGGAACAACAGTGAGCGTGGTCCAGAAGCAATCCCAAGCATCCTTAGTGATGCTCTTGCAGTCTCTTTTGACAATCACATCGGTCACGATTATCTCGAAGATTTTGAGGAGCGATATGATAGTTACCATAGGGTAGACTCTAAGATTCCCTTTGACATTGAGATGCTCAATAAGATTACCAAGGGTGGACTTGTCAACAAGTCACTTAACATTGCTCTGGCAGGCACGGGTGTTGGTAAGTCTTTGTTCATGTGTCACGTTGCTTCCTCCTGTTTGATGCAGGGGCACAACGTTCTGTACATCACCATGGAGATGGCAGAAGAAAAGATTGCTGAACGTATTGACGCTAACCTTCTGAACGTCAATATCCAGGATCTCTCACAGTTGCCGAAGATGATGTTTGAGAACAAGGTAAATAGAATTGCTAAGAAGACTCAAGGCAAGTTGATTGTCAAAGAGTATCCAACTGCATCTGCTCATGTCGGACATTTCCGTGCTCTTCTCAACGATCTGGCACTTAAGAAGTCATTCAAACCTGATATTATATTTGTGGACTATCTTAATATTTGTGCCTCTTCGCGTTACAAAGGGTCTGCCAATATTAATTCCTATACTCTTGTTAAATCAATTGCAGAGGAGCTTAGAGGGTTGGCTGTCGAAGCCCAGGTCCCTATCGTATCTGCCACCCAGACCACTCGTTCTGGTTATGGTAGCAGTGACGTTGACCTTACTGACACTTCTGAGTCCTTTGGTCTCCCTGCTACTGCTGATCTTATGCTTGCCCTTATTTCAACGGAAGAGTTGGAACAAATTGGACAGATTATGGTGAAGCAACTCAAGAACAGGTACAACGATCCTACGGTCAACAAAAGGTTTGTCGTGGGTATTGACAGAGCGAAGATGAGGCTGTATGATTGTGAACAGTCTGCTCAGAAGAACATCGTTGACTCTGGACAGGACCTTGAAGAAGACCTTAACCCAACTGACATTTTAAAAAAGTTCACAGGATTTAAAGTATGACTATTGATTTCTCTCGTTATGAGCATTTTGTAGACGAAGTAACCAGCGATGCTTCCAAAGATTTTGTTTACCTTGCTGATCGTCTTGTTGAACTGGATGCTAAGGGTGCCAATATTGAACGACTGCTTACTGCTGGCGTTGGCATCAATGCTGAGGGTGGTGAGTTTCTTGAGATCGTTAAGAAGATGGTATTCCAAGGTAAGCCTTGGAACGACGATAACCGAGAACATCTTATTATTGAGTTGGGTGATATTCTGTGGTACGTAGCGCAAGCAACCCAAGCACTTGGCGTTTCTTTTGAGGAAGTGATTGAGACTAACGTCAAGAAACTGGAGAAGCGTTATCCTGGTGGTGAGTTTGACATCCACTATTCTGAAAACCGTGCTGCTGATGATCGATGACTAAGTTTATTATGTTTACCAAGGACTCCTGTGGTCCTTGTGGATTAGTTAAAAGATATATCAAAGCGTTGAAAGATGAACGCACTAGTGTTATTGAAGAAGTCTTTCTTGAAGACTTCAGTGATGTACCGATCCCCCAAGAGAATCTAGATCTCGCCAAGAAGTATGGTGTAACTGCTACTCCTGTTCTTGTCATTGCTGATGAAAATGGTGAGTTGCTAGAGACTTATACTGGCGGTATGGGTATCACTCAAAACATCCGCAAGTTGTTTGATAAGTATGGCGTATAATTTCCATACCTTTGCTCCCCTGGCAGTTTATGAAACTGAACTACCAGGGTTTTTGCCTGCTATCTATAGGTCATATGACAACCACAAGTTCACAACTGAGGATGGAAAGATAACAGGTGAACTTGCAGGCAAAGTTCTTGTACATCAGGACAAGAGACTGCATGATTTCTTCAAAGCAATAGGTAGGAAGACGAGGGAATACCTCCAGAGTTTTGATGTTGACACCGATGTCTTTGAGGTCAATGTAACTAAGAGTTGGTTCACTATCTGTGAACCTGGACAGTCATTTCCAATGCACTATCACTCCTGTGCCCACATCAGTTTTGTATACTATGTGCAACCAGCAGGAGATCCAATTGTTTTCCACACTGAGAATCCAAACCAATGGTTCGGTGCAGCGTTCTCTTTCACTGGGCAGCAGAACGGGTTGAACACACGAGACTATGTGATCGAACCCAAGGCAGAACAACTACTACTATTCCCTGGTTCACTGGAGCACTACACTGTGCCAGTTGACAGACTGCA